TGCAAAATACCCGCATCGACCTATGGTAATTGGCGAAATGGCACTTGCAGCATTCCCCCTTTAGCAAAAGATGTAATTGTCAATATTGCTACATGGGATATTTTCGATAAAGAACTGTGGGAGCTGAAAGAAAATAGTAAAGATTGATCCGGGATGTAAAAATTATTTTAGTTATGAATAGAAAAGATATACGAATTGTCCGGATGGAATGTGCTTCAATTATCCATTCTCCTCAGAACTTTATATCCTACGATCATAATGCCGGAGAGAAAGCACAACCAATAAAATGCATTACGACATTTTGGGCTGCCGGAGGATTTATAAAAGACCTATTGGATGCCAAAATCGTATCTGTCAGAATAATGACTGGTAACGAAAAAGAGGGATATGCATCTTTCATTCTTGTACTAAACCCTGAATTCGGCTTTACAAACCAAAAAATAGAAGATATTTTCTTCGAATTATTTGAAAAATACAACCTCTAATTCTTCAAATATGGAACTCGATTTTTCAAGATATAAATTAGATCATATCTCCCAAATACTTGAGTACAAAGAGACACTTGGTAAAGACACTTTCTTTAGGTTCTTCGATGTTGTTTATGGAATGCTGTTGAAAATGAACTTTGGAGACGAAATTAACATAGCGACCAACAGTAAGATAACTACAAAGAATAGAGACTTATTCATTAAGGCTGTAGAGCTTTTTATAAGGGAAGGGAATAGTAATTACAAATTCTCTAACAACTATACAAAAGTTCTATGTTTTGACGGTGCATTAAAAATATCGAAAGAAATAGCAGAGGTTAAGGAAATGCTTGCACAATTCGAATTAAAGCGATTAAAACTTAGGTCAATATGCAACAATCAGGAAAGCGGGTTGTAAAAAGATGGCAATCTTGGGAAGAGAAATTCCTATTTGAGAATATACATACGATGGCCCTTGAAGATATCTGCAAAAAGCTAGATCGCAACAAACGTTCGGTCAATCTGTATCTCCACCGGCATCGTAATAATCCGCGCTTAATCATTAAAGACAATCTTTTGCTACGTATTCTTCGGCTAAAATTTAGCGACCCGGAACTATTTAATCCTACGCGTACATTTCTCGATACAGTGAAAATCGGACAGAAAAGATTCCATTCGATATATAAAGGTAAAGAGAGAATGACAGACGAAGAATGTATGAGAATATGCGATTTCTTTTCCATCCCTTATACAGAAGTGATGGAAATCAGACAAACAGACTTATTCTCTAATGAAGAGCAAACAACAGACGATGTCAAAGAAGCTCCGGCTTATAAACCGGAAGCAGTCCAACTTAATTTTTTAAAGGAATAGCCCCAATATATATGAGTTACATCATTCCACAGGAAATTATTGATAAGATAAAAGAAACAATACCCATCGAAGATGTGATTGGTAAAGTTGTCACCCTAAAAAAGGCAGGAGTCAATAGAATAGGACTTTGTCCTTTTCATGCCGACCGGACAGCCTCCATGTATGTTTCTCCGAATAAACAGATATTCAAATGCTTTGCTTGTGGTGAAGGCGGGAATGTGATTACATTCGTAGAAAAGAGTGAAGGACTTACATTTCCTGAAGCTTGCCGCCAGTTGGCTAAAGACTACAGTATCGATATCCCGGAAGTGGAAATGTCTCCGGAAGAATTGGAGAAAGAAAAGCTCCGGGAATCGATGTACATCGCTTTAGATGTCGCCCAAAAGCAGTTTACTGAAAACCTGGATAACTCTTCAGATACTATGGCCTATCTGAAGAATGTAAGAGGACTTTCCGATGAAATGATTAAGCTCTATGGTGCAGGCTTTGCACGAAATGACAATCAAATCACCCGCGAATTTGTACAAAAAGGATATAACTTTGATGTTCTACTGGCTTCAGGACTTACCAAAGTTAAAGAAGGTACCGGCTACAAATATGATTTCTTTTTCGACCGGGTAACTTTTCCCTTTTATAGCATCTCCGGAAAGATTATAGGATTTACCGGCCGAACACTATCCAATGACAAAAACAGCCTCAAATACTTTAATACAGGCGATACTTCGTTATTTAATAAAGGGAAAGCATTATTCGGTATCCAACAAGCAAAACAAGCCATATCACGAACCAGGAAGGCTTATTTCGTCGAAGGACAATTCGATGTTATATCCTGGTATCAATATAATATTAAAAATACAGTATGCAGTTCAGGCACGGCGCTTTCCGACGAACAAGCCACCCTCTTGCATCGATTTGCCGATACTGTCGTTCTTGTTTACGATAAAGACAATGCCGGATTAAAAGCAGCTCTGAGGTCTATCAAAATTTTGTTATCATACGGAATGGAGGTAAAGGGCATCATCCTTCCGGATGGGGATGATCCCGACAGCTTCGCTCAAAAAAACAAAGGTGAAAAATTACCTCAAAAAATACTGTCGATGGAAACAGATTTTCTTGAGTATGCCCATACCTTAAGTAAAAAAGAGGATCCGTCAAACTTTGATGATGCCAAGCTTTTAGATCTTGTTTGTGATTGTGTTGCTGTTATTCCTGATCCGTACATTCTTAAAAAATATATTGTTCAGGTAGCTTCATTATTCAAAGCCGACATCGATGACGTTAAAGCGCGGATCAAACCTCCCAGAGAGCCGAAAATTAAGCAATGGGAAGATGGTTTCTCAGGAATAGACGAAGCCGTGGAATTGTTGCAGAAAGAAAATAATGATTCTCTCTGCAATATCACTTTCGACCAGGAAGTATTTATTGCCAATTTTCAGCAAGAGTTACCGGTTATTTATGCTTCAGGAATACCAAGTACTAGCGATATCCAATTGTTAAGGTCGAAAATTACCAAGCTCAAGGTTAGGCGTAATGATAATATTGCACCGTCTGCCAATGATGAACCTAATGGTTTGTTGATTCTCAAAACACTTTTTAAAGAGGGCATCGATATCAGTGTTACAATTGTCACTAAAAAGGGCAAGGAAGACGAAAAAACAGAAAACCGCATATTCTGCGACTATTACGTTCATGAATACAGCGAAATAATTAAAAAAGATACCACCGGTATTGTCAAAGAAATTGCTATCGAACGCTGCCTGGAGGTTATTGCAGACTCAAGCAATACATCCCGAAGCATGATGATAGGTGAGTATGCCCGATATATCGGGATTCCTAAAACCGCTCTCGAAAAACTACTCAAACCCTTTCTTACAAATAAAAAGAACAAATCTGATTATGAGGCTCAAAGGATAGATGCTTATGCGGATTTAATTCCTATCGATCCTGTCGGTTTACCCAGATATGTCCAGGAAAACAGAGCTATGTATGACGAGTATGTCCGTTCTGGATTTTATCCCAGACTTGACAATAACTACAGGCCGGTTGCATATATGTTCAAAGCTGACACCGGCACAAGCCACAATTTAATGTCTGATTTTTACATAGAGCCTCTGTTGCATGTTACCGATGATGTTGGTGGAAATAAACGCGTGATTCAGCTTTCCCATATTCAAAAGAAATATGATAAAGTAGTGGAACTTCCCAGTAATGTTTTCGCTTCACTACAGACATTGAATGTGAGATTGGTGGAAGAAGGCCCTTATAACTTCGACGGGAGTGCCTACCAGTATAAAAAAATATGGAGGAATATCAGCTATGGCTTTACCCTTTGCACAGAACTGAAGATATTTGGACAACAGCCCGAAGGTTTTTGGGCATTCTCTAATGCAATACTTCACCGGATCGATAATAAATATCAGATACAGAATATCGATCCATTAGGAGTTGTCACCCATAGCGGACATAACTTCTATCTACCGGCATTCAGCAGCATCAACATGAATACCCGGATGGAGAATGATTCTTACAAACAGGCTCGTAATATCATGTATAAAGATATTCCGGAGAAAGATAGAGCTTCTTTTTCCGGATGGGCAGACCTGATGGACAAAGTATATTGCACGAATAATAATGGAAAGTGGGCAGTACTGTTTGCTATCACAGCTGCTTTCCGGGACTTTATATTTAAAGAGCGTGGATTTTTCACTTCGTTGTTTTTCATCGGGCCGACCGGCTCCGGAAAAACTCAGATAGCAGAAAGTTCGCGCAACCTTTTTATGTCGTCCACTACCCCATCGTTCAACCTGAATACCGGTACTGATGCCGCATTCTTTATGATGCTCGAAAACTTCCGGAATGTAATCGTCCTGATGGAAGAATATAACGACCGGGATATTTCCCAGGCTAAATTTCAAGGGTTGAAATCTGCGACATTAGATGGCGAAGGAAAAATTAAAGTGAAGGATATCGGGTCCAAAACAATGGACAGCTCTGTTATCAATGCAGCTCTTATCATTTTAGGTCAGGAAGCATCGCAACAAGATGATGGAGCTCTATCCAACCGTTGTATTATCTGTGATGTGCCGTATCGTCCTACCGGGGAATATACCGAAGAAGAGACTGCGATATATCTCAAACTGAAAGAATACGAGAAGACCGGTCTTTGCAACATCCTTATCGATATATTGAAACAACGACCTGTTTTCGAAAAATATTACCTCTCCATACTGAATGAGGAGACAAAAAAAATAAAGGATGCCGTTAAAGTAGATCTTACCAATACCGAAGGTCTCGCCCGTATTATTAATGCCGTATCCCTTATCCTTTCCACCTGCCGGTTATTTGAGACATACATTCCGGAGATGGAACTGCCTTTTTCGTATGACACCTTTTTTGGTCTTGCGCGGGAAAAAGTATTGAGCCAGCTGGATCGGATATCCAGTTCTAATAAATTGGCTACATATTTTAAAGCAATATCGACACTTATCACTGAGCGCACGATCATGATCGGACGCGAACTGAAGATATCTGTTACCAATTCGGTAACAGTTAAGTTACCCGGAAACAAAACCGAACCTAAGAATTTCGACACCCCTACCAAAGTTCTATTCCTCGATTTTAATGAAATCTACACCAAGTACAAACGCATCATAGGGGAAAAAGAATCGCTTTCAGAATCTTCTTTGCGTTCCTACTTCGATTCAAACAAAGCCTATATCGGATTGTGTAAATCAACGCAATTCAAATGGAACGAAGTTACGCATGAGACTTCCGGCGGATTTGTAGCCGGCGGAGATGACGGTACGGACGCTTTGCCGAATATGCGTGCTCAGTTGAATATGGTCGAGAAAAAGAAGATCACTTCCGCATATATGTTCAATTATGAGATTCTTAAAGACTTAATGGATGTCGACTTCGAACGCAACCAGTTGGATCCGGATAACGATGGCCCCGATTTACCTTTTTAAAAAACTATTATAAACCAATTAAAGACAACAATTATGAAGAAAGAGTATGACAGTTACTTCAAAGCAGCTGCTTTATTATTTATCAAACATCAATTCGTAGGTAGATCCCTGCTTCAACGAAAATTTATGATCGGTTATAATCGCGCCGGTAGAATATTCGATCAGCTTGCCGATGAAGGTATAATTAAGCCGGCAGAATATATCGGACATACCCCTCACGAACTGCTAATAAAAGACGAGAAATCACTGGAGGATCTACTCAAAGATAAAGATCTGGGAGAGCAAATACTGGAATCTCGTTTGTGGAATAATAACTTTTAAAAATGGGAGATCATGAACGAGAGAAAATATAGTATGTATCTCCTGTTTGATAAGCGAGGAACCCCGATTATGCCGACACTACACTACCAGAAGAAACTATGCGTCCTTAGCTATTTTAGGTCATATAGTGATTATCAGGATGCTCGGAAGAAAATAGGATGGGAATGTAGAAAAGTAGAAATAACCGTAAAAATACCATAAAAGACTTATGAAACTGATTGTTGAAAGTGAGACAAATACTATCACATACGAAGTTAAGCAACACCGGAAAAAGATAACAAAGTTTGCGGAACGGCTAAGAGATAGAGCCAGCTACCTGTTATCACAAAGAAACAGCCTTAAGGAAACGGTTGAAAACTTGAGAGCTCACATGAAAGAAATTGAATACTCCGGCAGTATATATGTAAGCTATATGTCTATGTCTGAGTGGAGTGATATTGAGGGTTTATATATCCGGAACAGTAACGGGGATTACACTCTGGTGTCGATAACAACAATGAAGGAGGACGAACATGAATGAATTAGAACAAAAAATACGACAAACCCAAGAAGAACTGAAAAGGCTGAATGCCCAAAGAAATATGGAACGATACGAGGCTCTGCTTCCTATGGAAAAAAAGTATTTCAAAAGCACAGTATATCACGACATGTTCTTTTTCGTTGATTTTATTTCTAAAGATACATTTCATCCATTCGGATGGGAAGTCTATTATAAAGAAATAGGAACAAGATCTATGTCCGATCCTGGAAACTGGACAGAAATATCTAAGGAAGAATATTCCAAAGCTTTTGATAAAACTATCGAACTAATAAAAAAAGACAATTTGATAAAATAAACACTATGAATGAAATAATACCACATCCTGTCGGAACGTGCAAGGTTTGCGGTTGTGCCGAAGATCATGCATGCTATGATGCTGACTATGGAGCATGTTGGTGGATAGATGAAACCGAAACGCTATGTTCTCATTGTGCGGATGCAAGCCATCCGGATAGTTTACAAACATTGATATTAATGGATAAAGAACCGGAGGAAGAGTTATGGTAAAAAATAAACGAGATATCTGTTCAATCGTAGCAGACGCCAAAGATGGGAAAATCCCATCACATGAAGAATGCTTTTGGACAATGCTTGCTTTATCATCAATGTTACATTTCTCAAGAAGGACTCTTGAGTCTATTGCTGAAAAATTGGACGATGAAAAGAAATTGCAGTTGACATGCAAAATTCATCTTAGAAGTTTAGATAGTGTGCATGATGAGCGTTTCAAGTGGATGAAAGCAATACCTCAAGAATGGCTAGGAGCTATGGGGAATCCTTTCTCTGAAGAAAATAAAGTATTCCGGGATATGGGATATAAAATTATCAAAAATGCGACAGGCATTGATTTAAAAGAGGAGAAAGAAAATGACTAGGACTAAAGGCAGTGGATGGGGCGGTGGTCCTATTCTTTGGCAAGTATGCCCTCATTGTGGAAAAAAGAAATGCTATTACGATCCTGCATACCGCGTAAATATGGGCTTTAGGTGTACTTACTGTAAACAACGGAGCTTTGGTGAAGGATTAATAACTAAAACATTCAAATAAGATGAATAATAATATCGTAAATGTAGAAATAGTTGCGACGCAAGAGCAACTGGCAGAAATAGAGTTGGATTATTTCGATTTCAGTAAAGAGCAGTGGGTTGCCTGGGACTTCGGAATAGATGAATGGCCTGATTTAGGACCGTGTGCCAAAGTAAATACTGAATTAGATGAATCAGCACATTTTATTATTCCGGAATCGTTCTTAAAAAGATGTTAAGCCATGAATAAGAATCGATATTACAAGCATAAAGAGCGTCCGGAGCATATAGCATTATTCCCTGATGGAAGTTCTCTTAGCGTTATGGAATGGGGCGAAGACTTCCAATTAGAAAAACGAGGAGAAGAGCAAACGACTATTTTTCTTAAAGTAGTATGTCAAGATATTACTCCCTGTACAGAATCCGAATTCACTGGAGTAACAGATAAAGTCATCCCGGATATTCTCCAAAAATTAAAAAAAGATGAATGAATTAACCAACAAAAACAAAGAATTTATGGAAAAAAGAAACAAGGAAATCAAAGAATTACTCGGAGTTCCTGACTCAGCATTCCCGTCGTACCCATTCAGTACCGGTCTTTCCCGGCGAGAATACTTTGCCGGACTGGCTATGCAAGGACTACTAGCCGGAGGCTATTCGTCTTCACATTTAACAGCAGTACAAGCAGTAAATTGTGCTGATAGTTTACTGGCCGAATTAAACAAAATGCCTGATGGAAAAGAATAATATCCTAAAAGCCGTATTAATGATGGCAGAAGACGATAATCAGGGAATATCTATGTCAACTACCCTGACTGATGTAAAGTACGAGCAAAGAGGCGCAATCGTAAGTTTTGGCGTTGAAAAAGCACACGGAGAAGAAGCCCATAAAGAGTTACTAGGTATCGGAGGAAAGTACATGGTCTGTTGCTTTTTCATTGACCGCGAAGAGCTGCAGAAATATAAATAATCAACCATCAACCAATAGAAAAACAACTTATGGAAACAAGAAGAATAACTTATGTCGTAACATACGAAGCGGATATCCCGGAGGATATGGATATTGATATGGTCCGGGATCAACTTGAGACAGAGCAAAGTCTCAGTGACTTTACCATTCATGTTGCAGAATATGCCGGCGATAATGCCCATAGAGAGGTGTTTTTCTCAGAAGCTGATACAGAATGTTATGTTAACCCGGAAAGCAAAATCAATGCGGACAATAAACCAGATAGTAAATAAAGCAAAAGCCGGCACGCCGGTTGATCCGGCAGAATGTCTGTATGCTATGCTTGCATTACATTCTATGCTCATTCAATCGCGCATGGCTATCGAGACTATTGCTTCACACCTGAGCAGCGAACCTGATACATATATCGCCGCCAGGAGCTTGCTGGGCAACCTTGACTTTGTGCGCCGGGAGAAAGCCCAATGGTTGGATTCTAACCCTCAGGCATGGTTGTTGATATACAATCGTTGATGACTATCTTATATTCTGCTCTTTCAGGGCGGCTTCTCCAGGAGCCGCTTTATTCATTTTATTATGTATGGGTGTGCGAGGGGAGGCGTTAAGCCATTTGGTCGAATCGATATATTTATTCTTTATCTCATTTCCCCCTTACACCCCCACTTTTTAAGAGAATATATATAAGCGAGTTTTGAAAAATATTTTTCAATCATACCGACCAAACGTCCAAACGACCAAATCTAAAACTATTTTTCGAAAAACAAATAGAGATAACATACTATATATAAATAAATTATTTCATTTTTATTATTATATATATACGTTTGGTCGATGTGTTTTGTTTGGACTCATTTGGTCGGCTGTTTTTCCCTGTTTTGGTCGTTACCTCGTTAAATACTGTTAATTTGGTCGTTTTGGTCGGTGTTTTGGACACAAACAACCCTCTTTAAAATTGCATAATTCACTAAATTTTAGTAACTTAATAAGTTTTTATAGTGTTAATTTGGTCGTTTGGACGCTTGGTCGGGAAAAATGGGCATACTACATGCCTGTATGTTTTTTTCTGTGCTTTTAAGTCGTCTCCTGATATATTTATTTTGAAGCATGAATAATCTCGAAGTGCAGGTGAAAGTGCACCCTACAATAAGAGAATTTATAATATCTACCAACGGGAGTGAGCTGATCATTCCCAAAAAGGATGACTGGCTTTGGTTTATACTAAAGCAAAATCTTGATGTGCCGCCGGATGATTATGTTTTCTATACTCCGGACAAAGACTCATATATAAGTATTTCATTGCTTGATACTACCGGAACGAAGGTACAAGTCAGAAACCGGTCGAAACGGCTACTGGGAAGAAAAGATAGGGACCCATCGACAATATATCTGAATCACATGTTTCGCTGGTATTTGTCAATAAAAGCCCAGAACACCATAGCGAGCCACTTTCGAAAAGCATTCAAAGAGTGCTTTCACAATTTCGTTCAGGGAGCCTTAGTCAACAACCCGGATCTGGAGCAAAAAGAAGCTATAATGAGTTTTTGTGATTTTTACAGAATCGAGTTTAACGAAATATCCGAAGATATGCTAATCAAATCCTGGCAAAGATCACCGCAAAAGGAAAGATTAAAGTCTGCGATCAAGTATTGCCCTCTTATTTTTTAGGTAGATTAGTCGGGATAATGTCCTGTGTATTTGAGTGAAAAGTAATGAAAAGTAGTCGTTTTGATGTCCATCGAAAAAGTATAAAATTATGACAAAATCAGACAATATGGGTGGTGTAATTTCCGCCGATTTTATATATCCTTACGAGATAAATTTCTTTGCTGCTTATAACGGACAATGCCGAATTGGACTTAAGGGTGATGCCGAATGGAAGAAACTTAACATTCAACATCAAAGTTTTAACCTCCGAACTCCTCAAAAATCAGATGATGCCGGATTTTTTTTCGAAATATCTGGATCCGTCAAATTAAAGCCTTCCGGTTCGGAGATAAATAGTCTTTATCTTAATTCATACATTATTATACGCTACCAACTTACGGATAATAGCTACATAGTTATAGGTACAGATTGCTATCCTCTATCCTATACAATGGAAATGTTGACACCGTCAAAACCGGCAGGATTTCGGGGATATCAGCTTTCTTTCAGTGGTAAACAACTCATTAACCCTCCGTTTCTCGATCTATAAAGTCCTTTTTCACCCTCATTTTATAGAATAACATTGCACTAAAATAATATTGCAATGTTATATCTACACCACATTTTCAATGGTATCTGGATGATCGAAAGCGATTTCGCGGCCAATTACCTACCCGTTATTGCCAACTATATTCAAGGTAAACCTGTAATCTTACCTGAAGAGCAAAAACAAAACACCCTATTTTCTTTTGTTACTCCTCAAAGCAAAGGTTATGTCGTGTCCAGGTATTACGACTCTACACCGGAAGAAGCTCCTGAGAATTCCGTTGCGATATTAAATATACGTGGAGCGGTTACTAAGCATAACCAGTTCTGCGGACCGACAGGTATGGTTACACAGGCCAACCTGCTCGATAGGTGTTATGCCAACGACAATATAAAAGGTATTGTCTGCCTTACTGAGTCCGGAGGGGGTGAAGCTTATGCTATGCGCATTTTCAATGAAGCAATTTCCCGAAAAAATAAGCCTGTTGTCGGGTTTGTCGATGACCTGTCTGCCAGTGCCGCATACGGCATCATCTCAGGATGCGATCGTATAGTAGCTAACAGTAAACTTGCCCGCATAGGAAGTATCGGGACCTATCAGACTATTGCCGATCATACCGAATATTTCAAAAAACAGGGCATAAACCTGATCGAAATATATGCTACCGAATCGAAAGACAAAAATGGAGATTTCTATGAAGCTCTGAAAGGAAACTTAGAACCTCTCCGCAAAACGGTAGATGTTTTTAATAATGCCTTTTTGTCGCAGATCGAATCTAACAGAGGAGAGAAACTTACATCCGACCGCAAGGAATGGGGAACCGGCAAGGTGTTTTTTGCAGAAGAAGCTAAAAATCTGGGCTTAATCGATGACATAGATACATTCGAAAACGTACTTAATTACTTTTAATATATACATACTCTATGGCAAAATTTATGACAAACAAAGAGTTAGAGCCGTTGCAGAATAAGGCGGGCGCATACGACAGTATCGTTGCCGCTATACTTGCAACTAACTCTAACCTGAAAGCCGAAGAAGTAACAGCCGAACTTATTATCGAAGCTATTACTTCGAACGCTGGTGCTACCGATCCCGAACTTCAATCGAGGTTTGACACTCTTCAGGGACAACACAATGATCTGATTGCAGAACGTAACAGCTTGAAAGAGCAAGTTACCAATCTTCTTAATTCGGCAGCCGAAGATCCGGCGGAAATATCTTCCGATTCGGAAGCGGATGCAGAGCCGCTATCTATTGCAGACTTTGCCAATAAGAACAAAGGCAATACATCTGCCATATTAGAGATGGCTAAAAAAGAAGGTCTAATTTAAATAACATTGACGTAAATGGCTAAAGTTGTTAATATTGATGATTTGAAAAGGTTTGCCGTAGAGTATGATAACTATCTTCGGGAACTTCCCTTTTTCAAACTGAACGAGATCGCAAAAAGATTGCGCATCCGTATAATACGTGTCAAAGGCGAACACGTAATTGTAAGTAAACGTCGAAAAGCGGGTATCCTTCGTCCCTATAAACCGGGAATGACTCTACGGAACCAGCAGGAACTAATGAAATTCTTTGAGGCTAAGATTAAGCCGGAGAAAACCTACGCCGAATTGTTCGATAACATCAACAATTACAAAGAGGTAAAAGTGATATCGAATGCCGGTGAGATGGTAAACAATAAAACAAAAAAACATCCGCTTGAGTTCCTTATCCTGAACGACATGGTTACATCGTATGGCGAAGATGTAGCTTTCAACTTGTTCTTCGCTGAACGCGATGAAGATGTGAAGTCTGCAGCTACAGCCTTTACCGGATTTAATCCAAAGCTCGATATTCTTATTGCTGCAGGTGAAATATCTGCTGCAAAAAAGAACCTTGTTACCACAGGAGCATTCGATATGCCCGTTGATGGGGACGATACGGACTCATACGATAAGATGGTGGACTTCCTGAAACAAGTGCATCCGATGATGAAACAAGGCGAAACTTTGTTGTATGCAACAGATAAACCTTTGCAGGCTGCTCTTGCTGCTTATGCAAATAAGGTGAAGTACCATAATGATCCGACAATGGCTCAAATGCTGGAAAAACTGCGTAGCGACGCAGAACTTCCCAACCTTAATGTGATAAGAGATCCGGTACTGGGAACCGGCGACCGTTTGATGCTGGCTAAACCCGGACTTCTCGATCTTGGAACAAATGAGGAGTCTGACGGACAATTCGTTCAGGTTCGTAACATCTTTGACGACCCGAACGATGTTCAGTTCTGGATACAGGCTGACTGGGATACCCGTATTGTCGACATTCATCCTAAACTATTCATGATGAATGAACAATCCAATACCGGAGTTAATCTCGCAGGAGATTATTGATAACGAATAAGATGTATCGGCTCAGGTCGATACACTTCCCATTTTTTTTACTAAATAAAACCATATATTATGGCAGACGATAAAAATTTCTATAAATCCATCCTGCGTAGGGCAGGTGGAGAAAATATGGGTGGATGGAAAAACCGCTTGTTATTCTATCCCGAACATTTATTTAAAGCCGTTCCATTGTTGATCGCAAAACCCGAAACAGTTGAAGAATTGGCTCTGGCTGAAGGAACTTTTGAACCCCGCGAAGCGGGTACAGAGCCTATGGCTATTTACGCAACCGACAAAACGGTAGGATATAAAGCCGAAAATCAGGGAGAACTCGACGGGCAAAGCTTTAAAGGCAGTGGTGAATTCTTTCATCCCGGAACCAAAACTGAGGTAGCCGGCATATCGCGCCAGTTGAACAATACTCCCGGATACCTTATTATTATAAGTCCGGAAGATGAGCAGTTTATTTGTGGTCAACCAGGTTTACCCGTTTACATCAAGCCTAGTTTCGACGGTGGAACGCAGCGAGCCGACCGACGCGGATTCGCTTTTACATTCGAGCATGATAGCTATGTGCCGTTCATCAAACTGAAAACACCTATCGATGTTGAAGTTTACTTTAATCCCGTAACACAGCCATGATGTTGAAGCAGATCGATGACTGGTTAAGAGACGTGAAGCGGCAGTACGCTTTTGGTCTGGCTGTATTTATTGCTCTCGCTTCGTTGGAGGCGAAAAAGAAATACGGCGAATTTCTCCGTTCGGGAGAGAATGAAGATGTTGCCCCCAACGATCCCCGTTTTCCTATGCTAATTAATAAGGTAACAGCTATTTACAACATAGTGAAAGCTGATCCGCAGAAATATGCTGAAGCTTTAGCGGCTCTGGCAGCTCCGGTGATCCGTCCCCGTGAACAGGTAAAACAAATCATTGATCTGAAGCAGGAACGTGACGAACTACAGGAGCAAGTCGATGAACTTACCGGATCGGAAGACGATAAGACTGCCGAAATTGAGCAACTGCAGGAAGAGCTTGAGGAAAAGGACAGCGAAATCGATTCCCTGAAAGCAGAGCTTAAGGAAAAAGGCATCAAAGTGATGGACGGCAAAGACTTGCCTAAATCACTTGCTCCGAAATACGAAAGGGTAAAAGCTATTGTTCCTCTTATGGCAGCCATTCACGGTGAATTGAAAGATACAACGCTTACCGATGAACAGCGGAAAGCTAAAGCTGAAGAATTGTGCAATCTGGATGATGAACGCCGCGCCCTCTGGGACGACATCGATGCTTATCTGAATGATTATAATTCGGTGCTTACCGAAGAAAAGAAATTCGAGTACTCCGAAGATCCTGTTATCCGTGGCGCGCAAATTGCCAACCGGTTGAAACGTTTGAAAGAAAATATCAAACGCAACCAGGAAGCGGCAGAAAGGCACAATACCAATAATAAACCCGATTATGAGCGAAAAGCCCGTGAAAAGGTGGTGGCTATGGAAGCCGAACTTAAGGAACTGGAATCGATGCTGGATGAAAAGAAATAGGTAAATTATCTGAATATGACGAAAAGAGCGAAGAAATTATTCTCCGCTCTTTATTTTTTGTATGATATCTTCCAATTCTCGGATATTATGAGCTCGGTACAAATGCCCTTGATAGTCAATAAGTGCGGTTACTTCGTCTTTTGATTCAGATTCAAATAATTCAGTTATAGGAACATTTAATGCGTCGGCTGTTCTTTGCAATAATGATAAAGTCGGATTTCCATCTTCGCTTATAGCACGACTTAAAGCTGCTTGTTTCGTACCTATTTTTTCGGCAACTTCACTCATTGTTGTGCCTCTCTCTTTTATAACTTCTTTAATTCTTAATCTCATATCATATATGTTATAATGCAAAAATACATAAATAATAGATATTATAACGATTAAAATATATTATTTGAATAAAAATAACGTATTCGGTATATTTGTCAATAAAATATTTGCATAATTAAAACTTATACGTTATATTTGCGATATAATTATAACGAAAACGATATAAAAACGGATTAATTATGAAAACAGTAGAAAAATTAATAGAAATAATAGAAAACAACTCGAAAAAAGAGTTCGGTGCTATTCAAACAAACAAAAATGGAATTCGCTATAAATACGATTATTATTATCTAAAGACCCCATTCCATTGGGTCGTAAAAATGTTTGAAAAGCTAAGAAATGAAAAATATGGATCGTTTGGAGTAGGGAATGTCTATAATTTTCGTGTATTAGAAATAGATAAATACACATCTATCTATGTAGATTATTCAGAATTTAAAGGGCATCCTCCCAGAGTAATGTCGCTAAGGCGATTAATAATATTAGATTAACAATAACCCCTTCGGGGGCTGCATCAAATTTATAATCGCATAAAATATAGATTTATGATAAAATTGAAAGGCGAAATAGATTATGAAATTACCCGATTCGGAGTTAAATCGGGTGACGTTATTGAGCATCATACTTCTCCGAAAGCAAGCGGAGCAATATTTTTTGATGTTAGTTATTATGGGAGCACGCAAACGTGTGTAGTCTGGGCTGATAATTATGATATTATAAACGAGAAAGGAGAAAGCAAATGAGCAATATCGAAATCAACGGCATTGCATTGCCAGAGCAGGTACAAAATGTACTCAAGCGTTGGCAAAGCCCCGGTGGGTTTTCTACTCCGTCCGATCCGGAACGATACGTAGAATATCTGAATGATACGCAGGATTGCCTAATTAGGGTAATGCTGGAAAATACATCCGAAATGCAACTTATCGCAGATCTGCTGACAAAACTAATCTGTATAAAAGATGATTTGAAACTGATGATATCAAAATAATAAGCAGGAAACATTTTTTTTTGAAGAGTCGCTTAGTCGTGAGATTGGGCGGCTCTGTTTTTTTTAGTCCTTTCCCAGCTCGCTTCGGCGGGCTTTTTTTGTACCTATCAATTGATAGATATTATGCCGAATGCCAAACATAGAGCCGCCGAAAAAATAAAACGCAATCTTTTTTTACCTAAAGATGAATTAAAAGACAGATTCTCAGAGTTAGAATATGAGCGCAAAAAACGTATTATGTTCTGCGTTACCCAAAAACTCGATGCTCCGATAACTTCTGACAAAGAAATTGTTGATTTATTAGTTTCCGGTTGTGATGGGGCGTGTATCGCCGTAACATCATCTACTGCCTATCGGGATTTAAGGCTGATAAATGAGATTACGGGCAATATCCGCCTTGCATCGAAAGACTGGGAACGATATATGGTCGTAGAAACTGCCAAGACCGAAATAAAAAAGCATTTGGGCAAAGACGGGAAAGCAGTAGCTGCATTGCTTAAGGTTATCATCCAGGCTCGTCAGCTCGACCAGGACGATAAAGAAAACGTCTTCGATCAGATGATACCATTCGATCCTGAAATAACAAACGATCCTTCTGTATTGGGAGATGATATCGAATTGATTGATAACGTAGAAGACCGCCGAAAAGAACTCCGCCAACTATTCAGGAAACGAGAGATTGAAGATATTGAAATAATAGAAGACGGTGAATAAACAATACAAACATATCTTCTCTGTCGACCATTTTCACTCTCAGGAAGCGAAGATGCTCAAGTACCTGAACCGGATGCAACGTGAAGTGCTACTTATCGATGCACACAGTTGTTATATTGTGGCTGCTCGCGGAACCGGTAAGTCTGAAGGGATTGACGCTGTTCGTCTACTTCGCAACATCTGGTCGATGCCCGGTTCTACCGGTGGATTGATATCGCCATCCTATTCTAAAGCCTGGGGGAATACGCTTCCGGCTATCTGTAAAGCTCTTGCTGAATGGGGATATATTCAAGGAATACATTATTTCGTCGGACGTAAAGCTCCGGAGTCTGCAGGTTTCAAACAGCCGAAGCGTCCACCGTTGCGTGATGGATGGGCCAACTGTATCCACTTCTGGAACGGGACGGTATTGGTCGTACTTTCATTCGCCCAGGGAATGTCTGCAAACTCCATGTCGCTCGATTGGTTGATTGGTCCCGAAGCGAAATTTTTGAATTATGATAAGATCAAATCAGAAATCAATCCTGCTAATCGCGGTAACAATAAGGATTTCGGATACTCTCCATTGCATCATAGTGTTATGTACACAACTGATATGCCTACGTCTAAGATGGGGCGGTGGATATTAGAGAAGGATAAGGATATGCGTCCGGAACATATCCGATTAATAAAGCATCTGTACAAAGAATGGATCAAATATAAACAGAAAGGAGAGAAGACTGATTATGTATTGCGAGAGATCAGGGAGCTCAAGAGAGACCTTGATATTGCCAGGAAGTTTCAAAAGCCTGTAATACCAATAAAAGGGAAGAAACGGGAATATACTGTCTTCTATGGCGAATATGATGTATTGGATAACCTGGAAGTTTTAGGGGAAGATTTTATCTGGGAGATGTATCGGGATAGTCCGGTTTTGATCTGGCGAACAGCATTCCTGAATGAACGTTTACTCAAGATCGCGAATGGCTTTTATTCCGCATTGGATGATGATAAACATTTCTATATACCTAATGATCCGAGTGAGATAAGCTTAATGGGTTATGATTATACGAAACAGGAAGAATCTTGCTTAGCGGACTACGATCTGAATATGGATGAAGCTTTGCACGTTGCATTTGACAGTAATGCTGCTATATCATCTGTTGCAATCGGTCAGCCTAATATGGATAGTAGAGAACTCAAGACTATTAAAAGTATGTTTGTCAAGACTCCTCTCAAGCTTCAGGATCTTGTCAATAATATGTGCAAATATTATATCTTCAAACCTATCAAAGAAGTAGTGTTTTATTATGACCATACCTTTACATGGACTACCGGAACCAATCCAGAGAGCTATGCCGATACTGTAATAAAATACTTCGAGATGAATGGCTGGAGTGTTACACCTGTCTACATTGGGCAACAGCCAAAGCATGAGTGGCGTCATGAGAAGATAGACCTGGCGTTAAAGGGAGATCCGGATTATCTCTACCCTTCATTTAACCTGCTCAATAATGAGTATCTTAAGATTGCAATGGAACAGACCGGTATTAAGCAAGGCAAAGATGGTTTCGAAAAGGATAAATCACCGGAGAAGCTTCCCGACTCTCCGGAATATCCGGACGAAACGAAAACACATATCACCGATGCATGGGATACGCTATTTGTCGGAACTAACTTTTTCTATACTGAACCATATCAAACCTCCGGTGGAGTGATCTTCTTAGGACGTGACTGACCTGCGACGCAAGCAACTCCTTCGTGCTCAATAAGAAACGCAAATATCGACACACAGTATAACTATCTCATTTTCAGCGAAAACAGACTATTGAAATACCGATTTTTAAGCGTCAAATGTTAAAAAGTGCGGCATATTACGGAAAATTTATTTTTATGCGAAGCAGCACCACTTTCAGGGCGTCGCGTGGTCAACTTGCGGATAAATGGGAAAATATTTTCAATTTACACCCTTTTTTTATTAATAATGAAATAGTTAATATTTGAAACATGGGAAAACGGCGTTTTTGCAGAATTATCCTAGATGAAGGTCGCCCATCACACTCATGCTTCTCTATTTTTTTGAAAAATAAATCAATCAAATCACTGTCTTTAATTCATAGCATAGCCTTGATTTGTCCTTTTGCCTCCCGTTCATAAATGCGATTTTTGAAATAAAATTACGATATAATTTATTTACGAGGATATGGACAGAATACACTGGACAAAGCTATGGGAACAAATGGAACAACTTGATAAGGGTGGTAAAGCAATACCATTCTCATTATCATTTGTAAAAAAGAGTACGGGAGAGATTATCGATGTGCCCAGCTGTACTCTTACTTCAATCCATTCGAAAGGCTCTACCTTGAATATCCTTGTTGCCGGGCAAGAAAAGCCAAAAACAATCCGCAAATGTCTAATCATCTATTTTAACGGAAAATCTGTATATCAATGAGTAAAAGCAAACAAACGGTTTTCGATTTTGGCACAACGGCTTATTTGGGTAAGTCGAGTTCATTTGTCAGTTTTGAGAAGGATACCGGTTTTCTGGACGATACAAAGAATTCTAAAATTGCCGTAACTCCCCAAAACGGACCTAAGAAAGAAATCGAATTTGTGTATTGGGGTAAGGATAATAAGCTACCGGTCGTTATTCTGGATAAGATTCATGCCAATGTAACAGTCGCTTCGAATGTGGACTTTAATGCCCGGATTGCTTATGGAGATGGCTTAATGGTCTTCAAAAAGGTAAAAAAAGAAGGTAAGGTCGTATTGGAAGAGATGCTGCCATCGGAGCAGAAAGATATTTTTGATTTTATTGAAAATAATAATATCTCCCGTATTTTTCAGGAAGCCAGTAACGACTTAGTAGTTTATTCGGATGCTCATATCGAACTTATCGCCGATCGCAACGATAAGCCCAAAATAGTAATGATACGCCATAAGGAAGCTGCATTCAGCCGACTGAGCGTGCAAGATGAGAAAACGGGTAAAATCGAATATCACGGTTATTCTTCGAAATGGGGCGAAAGCGATCTGGATGATGTCGTAGCGACTCCCTTTCTTGATAGAGCTGCTCCTATGTACGATTTGAAGAAACGGCTCGGAATACTACCTGATGAACGTACAGGTAAGGTTAAAAAGGTTAATGATAAACGTTTCATCGTATCGCTGGGTTTACCTGTTCCGGGACGGTTCTACTATAATAAATCATATTGGTGGTCTATCTTCAAATCGGGATGGTACGACTATTCGTGCGCTATGCCTCAGTTTAAACAGGCATTAATCGAAAATAAGATGAAGATCTTGTATGAGGTGAAAATCAATGAAGGATTCTGGCCCAAATTATTTAAATCGGAAGGAATAACCGATCTGAAGAAACAAGGTGAACGTAAAACCGCGTTCCTATTAGAATTGGATAATTTCCTTGCGGGTAAAGAAAATGCCGGTAAGAGCTTCGTTAGCCATTTCAGGTATGATCAGGTGAAAGGTTTTGAAATACACGACATCATCATTAAGCCTATTCCTGCATCGCATGAGGGAGGTGAATACAATGACGATGTAGAAGAAGCCAGCAATGTAATATCCTATGGGATGGCAGTCCATCCATCACTGCAGGGAGCAACTCCCGGAAAGAGTAAAAATATAAACGGCACGGAAGCCAGAGAATTATTTATTATCAAACAGGCTATGACAAAGCCTTTGCGCGACTCGCTCCTGCAAATTCTCTATATCTGCAAAGCGATCAATGGATGGGATCCTGATATTTTCTTTGCAATCCCGAATATTATGCTTACCACATTAGATAAAAATACCGGCTCTGAAAAGAGTATAGGAAACGAAAAGATTTAATATTATGGCTATAATAAACGATATTCACCAACTCAAAGAAACCGTTAGGGTTAATGAGGATTCACCCTTTGAGAACTGGGTTATTTTCCTGAATGATGCACGGGATCATTTTCTGGTAAATTACCTGGGGTCCACGTTGGTGGAAAAATTGGAGAGTGATCCCATAGACGAGAAATATGCAAAGATTCTTCCCCTGGCTCGACGGGTTTTAGGTCCGTATGCGGTAATGCTTTCTACGGATGAACTGAGTATTAATACCGGTGATAGCGGACATACTGTAACAAAAACAGATCATTTAGTGCCTGCGTCCGATGCGAAAATTGCTAAATATTCGAATAGTGTACTCGAAAGAGCATGGCGAAATTTGGAGCTTTTAATTGAGTACCTGGAGAATAATATGAAAGACTTTCCGGAATGGGAAGAAAGTAAGTATTTCAAAAACAGGCAAACCAAATATTTTCCTTCTGCCGAGATCTTTCAGGATTGCGGACTGATCGATATCAACTATAGCCGACTTACTTTCGAAAAATTAAGACAGCTGATCATTCGTATTGAGAAGTCAGAATTGACTGAAATTATTACAAAAACGATTGAGGAATTCATATTTAAACCGGGGGATGAAGAAAAAGACAAAGAAAATGCGGCTTCGCTTCTTGAGAATATCAGAGCTTTTATAGGAGCTCGTGTCGGAGAACTACATACTAGCCAGACAACCAGAGTACAACGCTCTAAAAATAATAACCTGGAGTATAAAGCCGTTATCAGACCTTTATATAGTGATGAATCGGATAATAACCTGAATTATTATGCTTCTCAAGTAATTTTTTGGAGAGATGAAATACTTTCAATGCTGCCGGATCTGGGCATTGACATAGCTACCGGAAAAGTGGACTGGAGTAATGAGGGTAAAAAGATATTTTCTGCTGTAACATGAGAACCTTAACTTTTTTCGATGAAATTTCTCAAGAGGAAACATCATACCTGTTGCCGGGAAAATGGGATGAACTTACAACCGGTCAGTTGTTATTTCTTGTCAAGCTGGTAGATAAAAATATCAGTGTAGAAGAAATCAAGCTCAAGATGCTACTATTCTGTATGAAAGGTCGTGTCCGGCGAAATAATATAGACCGAAGCTTCCGGATTAAAGCAAGCAAAAAATATTTCGATCTTTCTGCTGAAGAATTATATGCTATCTGTGAGATTTTTGATTACCTGTTTGCGTATAAAGATGAACAGCCGCATATAAACCCGCTTCTGATAAGAAACCCTTTGCCGGTACTCCGTGTCGGATGGGTGAAGTTGTATGGTCCGGCTGATGGGTTGACCGATTTATCCTATCAGCAATTTATGGAGCTTCAGATAGCTCATGCCGAAGCAGGGGACTCTGAAAAGGAGATAAGTAAATTCCTGTCAATGATATATAAGCGTAAAAACGGAAGTACATCTAAATGGTTCCGATTTGTTCCCAATAATAAGAAAGTTGCTATTCTGTGGTTCTATCTCGGTTGTTTGAATTTTTTACAAGATAAATTTCCTTTGCCATTTTCGGGAAGCAGTGGCTCCGGCGATGTAGCGGACGGGCAGATGCGCATAATCGATGCTTTGGCTAAGAATGATGTTACAAAAAAAGAGTTGGTCAGAAAATCGGACTTATACGAAGCATTCTACACTATGCAGATTGCGGCAGAAGAAAATGAAAAGTTAATGAATAAGGATTAAGTTGTTTTGATTCATAAGTGTTTTTTAGTTGGTTTTTATAGTTGGAAAGAGTGGACAGAGATGTTCACTCTTTTTTTGATAATAGTTGTAAAATAACTACTGTTTTATTTGTTTAGTTGTAAAAATACTACTATATTTGTATAGTCAAATAAAAACAAAGAGGTCTATGAAAATTTGGAAAGTAAAAGAAATGATCGATTATGTGGAAAGCGACGGTTGGTATTTCGTAACACAGAGAGGTAGCCACCGACACTTTAAGCATCCGACTAAAAAAGGTCGTGTAACGATTCCGGGAAAGTTAAGTGATGATTTAGCACCCAGTACAGCAAACAGTATTTTAAGACAAGCAGGGCTGAAATAAGCCCTGCACAAAAGCACAAAATAGTATGGAAAAAGTAATTGTAACAGTAGGTATTACCGAAAATAATTATTCAGCAAGTGTTGATATCGGCGACGGTATAGCCGTTGCGACCGGGAAAACATTTACAGAATTGAAAGAAGATATGGAGTCCGCCGTAAAGTTTCATCTTGAATGTATGCAGGAGGACGGAGAAGATACACCACAGCCTTTTGACGGCGAATATGAATTAGTGTATAAGTTTGATCCGCAAAGTCTGCTTACCCATTATAAAGGAATATTTACCAATACGGCTCTTCACCGACTTACCGGTATTAATGAAAGACAACTTCAGCGTTATGCTTCCGGAGAGTCTAAACCGCGCCGGGAACAGGCCGAGAAAATAGCAAAGGCATTGCATGGCCTTGCGGACGAACTGCGAGTTGTGGAACTCTAAATGTTTTTATTTGACGATTGAAACTATTCACAACGCAGAGCCTGAGTCTTCGGATTCGGGCTTTTCGTTTTAATTATACTTATTGATTGTTTATGCAATTGATGTGTAAAGGATAAACATCTATATTTGTACTCAACTAAAAACACATATATACAATTACCATTATGAAACTAAAGATTCTATTTTTTCTAATTCTTTCTATAGCTGTTTTTACCTCTTGTAGTGATGACGATGATCCTACCTATGAATGGAGGACACAATGGATTGTACAAACTCTTGATATGGAGGGTACTGTTATTAAAACAGATACAATATTCGATGGAGTCCAAAATATGACTAATGAAGACGCAAAGGTCGTAATTAGAGGTTCGGCATCAACATTTATGGTGAGCAATGTAGTTGAAGATGTTATTCAGACGGAAGGTGATGTAAAAACCCGTACAATACTATATAATTCGGGAGTAAACAAACTTATTTATAGCCATACTAAAATAAAATAACGGAATAACCATTGAAAATGGGGCAGTCATATTTAATTGACTGCTTTTTTTATCCCAATTCTGCTACCATTTTCAAAAAATATTCTCATATTTGTAGAGCTAAATAATATTTTCAAATGGTAGATTCAAGGTCTGCCTAGTGTTATAGGCTTTTTTTATGCCTACATTTTAAGATATTTATATAAGGCGGTTGCCTGTTCCAATATTCTATCGGTTCTACCGTTTGATTGTATTGTTTAGCGACACGGGACATGGCAGCCGTTCTTTTTTTCTGCCTAAAATGCTAAACAATACAATCATGGAAACAAAAAACTCAATTCCCCAACGGGTACAACGAAAACAAATTAGCTACAAGCGGATGGCTGAAATGCTAATGGAACTACAAGTCGAATTTACACTAATTGCGGAAACTTTACCGGAAAATGAGAAATGTATAACAGCTACAAACTTCACGTCTGACAACTCTGTCTTATTTCATTTTGAGGACTCGGAGTTTTCCCTATCACTGGATTTAGTAAGAAAGGAGGTTGTCGATGCATAACCAGATTGAAATAAATGGCATTGTATTATCGGATCAGGCTCAGAAAGTTTTAAAGAAATGGCAAAACTCAGAGTCTTTTTCCACCCCATCGGATCCTGAGCTATATGTGGAATACCTGAACGATACACAAGACTGCCTGACACGAGTAATGCTCGAAAGCGCATCCGATATGCCATACATTGCTGATATTCTTACTAAACTGATCTGTATAAAAGATGATCTTAAACTATTAATCACGAGAAAAGAAAATATATCATAACTGCATTTATAATTCATGAGAAGCTCGCTTTGGCGGGCTTTTTTGTTGTTAACATTTTAATTAAAAATACAGGTTAATAAACAACCAGATAAATAGTATTGATCATAAAAAAATATATCGCGTTTGTTTGACACATATAGATTATTTTTCTTTGTTTCCTGAAGATATGTTTTAGGTTAAAATTATTCCGGAGTTATTATTCGGAATATCATTGAAGGAGAAAGGTTGTTAAATGAGATATGTCCGTAGGAATAGTTATTCAAACTATCTAGCTAAACGGAAAAGCCATATTGTACTCGGTAAATTATTTTATGCTATATTGAATCGCATAAATAGTGCAAAAGGTATTGATGAGAATTTAAGAGAAGAACTCAAGTTTCTTATGGAAATGGCAAATCCGCATTTAGATGATATAGTTGAATACTTTAAAGAAGAGCGTTAAATAATAGTAAAAATCATTTTCTTCTAATCAAAAAGGTTTTTAGTAATAGTTTGTAAACTAGATGATTAATTTATTCCATTTAGTTTAATGAGATTATACGGATTAAATTTAACCTTATATAGTAAAATTTAACTATCTGATTATGAGCAAAAAGGAGTTTATTGTTATAGAATCACACAAGTCTATTCTATATATTTGTTCTGTAAGAAAACTACATAACAAGAAATAAACTTTA